CGATATGTCAAAGAGGTGGGCAACTGTGTAGTTGCTGGAGACTACACGGCGTTTGACACCCAGTGTCAACCCCAGTTCATGCGTGGCTTCGCAAAATCAGCCAATGCATACTACAACGATGCGCCCGAACTCCAGACGGCCCGACTTGTGTACATCGAACAAATCATCAACTCCACTGGTGTGTTTGGCGACTGTATGCTCACTGAATTTCTCGGTGACCCGTCTGGATGCAATTTGACAAGCATCATCAACTGCTTTGTGAACATTTGCTGCCTGTGCTACGCATGGCTTCAGTGGATGTCTCGCAATTGGCCTGAGCTCGCGGATCTGAGCGAAATGGACCGACTCACTAGATATGTCACGTACGGTGACGACTTCTGGTGGAGCATTTGTCCTGAAGTTGCCGAACACTTCGGACTCCCGCAAGTCATCGCGGAAGTGCTAAAGATCGGAATGATCATGACACCAGAGGACAAATCTGATGTTGTGCTCCAGCACAAAAGAGCTGAGGACTCTACCTTCCTCAAACAGAAACCCGTCATGCGTGACGGTCTCTATTATCCCCTAAAATCAAGGGCTGAAATAGAGGAGATGTCGAATTGGGTAACTACATCACCCAATCTCGTTTCAATGACATTCGACAAATGCACGGACATGCTGAAACTTGCTGCCTATCACGGACAGGAATACTACAACAGTCTGCGTGATGTTACATCTGAGGCTTTGGAGCTGGTCGGGTGTGACCAGGTGTTGCCTACGTTTGAATACCACGAACAAATGCATCGCCGAAACTGGTACGGAAACGTGCTAGATCAAGACCGTGTAAGTCGCTTCGGCGCCACGGCCTACTGATAGACGCCGACTGAGGCAATCAGTAGAACAGCAGAATCGCCGACTGAGGCAGCTGTTTCCATCTGTTAGATGAACCCTCTCTGTGAACCAGTTGGGTAGTAATCGACCAGGTGTAGAAAAGTCCGACAGGACGAGACAAACAATTCAACTTTTATTGTTGGTAGTGAATCGATAGTGCAGTGCACGACTCGAGTAGCTGCTGTAGGTTTTCAAACCCGGTTATTTGTATAAGGAACGTATTTTAGACAAGCGCGAGCCCTCCCATCAAGGGATAGGGGGGTTGTTCCATCATCGCGATCAAAAAAAAAAAAAACACGCG